CCCCCAGGCGGCCCCCCTCCCGCCGCCATGATGCCCCCCGGAGGTCCGCCTCCCATGCCTCGCAAAAGCGGCGGCAGGGCATTTGCTGCGGCGCGCAAGCTTGGCGAGCACGACACTGGCTCCGGCGGCGGCCTTGGTCGCCTTGCTAAAATTGAGGCCTACGGTCACCAAAAATAAATTAGGAGGATGGCGGCGGCCACATGGTCGCCGTTTTGTTTTATGCAGACTTCCAGCACACTATTTGAAATTGAACTTAGAAAAATAATTCACGAAGAAATATCTCGCATTCATGAGCACTTAGGCTCTGGGTCGTCGTCGGATTATGCTGAGTACAAACTTCAAGTTGGTAAAATACAGGGCCTAAAGCAGGCCTTGGATTATTGTGACGAAACCCAATCTATAATTTCAAGGAGATAGTGTGCATGCCGTACATGGTAATGAACCATGATGTTGATCCCAGAGAGGCGCTTAACAAGGAAATTGGAGACATTTCCAACTTGGAAATTTTCAATAACCAAGTTTTGTGCGCCATTTATATTCGACCAGAGAAGACCAAAAGTGGCTTGTATCTGACGGATCAAAATCGGGATGAGGACAAAATTCAAGGTAAAGTTGGGCTTATTATAAAAATGGGCCCCGAAGCTTTTGTCGACGGTAATGATCAGTGGTTCAATGACGTAACTTTTAATGTAAACGATTGGGTCGTTTTTAGGCCATCTGACGGGTGGAGTGTCACCGTAAATGGTGTTCTTTGCCGAATTATTGATGACATCAACATCCGTGGCCGCATTCAGCAGCCCGATCAGGTTTGGTAGGAAAGCACCATGAGCAAAGATGACGATCAAATTGAAATTGAAGTAGATGCCGCGCCCGATGTTGTTGACGACGTTAAGGTCGAAACTGCAGTCGATAGAAAAGTGGTTAATACTGACGACGCGCTTCAGGCGCTTAAGTCGCAATTGTCTCAGGAAAAATCTGCACGCGCTGACGCTGAACGACGAGCGCAGGAGGCCGCTAATTACGCCTACACGGCGCAGGGTGAAGCTAGGGACAGTAACCTTAACCTTCTCACCAATGCCCTGGCTACAATTGAGCAGACTAATGAAATCCTAAAAGCAAATTACCGCGACGCCATGTCGGTGGGTGACTTTGACCGCGCCGCTGATATTCAAAGCGATATGTCGCTTAATGCCGCCAGAAGGTTGCAGCTCGAGCAGGGCAAGCAGGCTATGGAAAGCGAGCCCACGCCTCAGGCTCCGCAGCCCTATAATCCGTATCAAAACGATCCAGTGGAGGCTTTAGCGTCTCAATTGTCGGGCCCTTCTGCTCGTTGGGTTAGGTCCCACCCTGAGTACGCCACTGATCAGCGCCTGTATCAAAAAATGCTGGCGGCTCATAACCTCGCTATGGCTGACGGCATCCCGGTAGACAGTGATGATTATTTTGCGGAAATTGAGAGCACCCTAAAGATTGGCCAGTCAGCCTCCAGGGCTTACGATGACCCCACCGACACCGCCGCCAAGGTCACGCAGCGCCGATCAGCGCCGCCAGCCGCCCCCGTATCTCGCAGCGGAAGTGCACCCGGTGACCGCCCTAATGTTGTACGCCTTACCCCTCAGCAAGTCGAAATGGCTGAAATGATGGGCATGACTAAGGAGGAGTACGCTAAAAACCTGCGCGCGCTTCAAAAAGAAGGGAAGATGAACTAATGTCAGATATTAACACCTCCAGCGCCCCACGGGGCCGACGCAGGAAAAGCGCAATTCAAATTGCTGCCGAGGTCGTCGCTGACGCCCCCGAGGCTCCTGAGCCCACATCCAATCGTCCCGCTATGAGACTGTCGCTGCGTGATGCCATGCACGAAGAAGACCCTCGAACGCGCGCCGCGCGCCGGGCTGCCGAAGTTCGCAATAACATTGGCTCCCTGGATGAGGGCTCCGATGACTTCTACATTGACCAAAACTCAGTCCCTGATGGCTGGTCCTATGAGTGGAAAACTAAGTCCGTCATGGGGCAAGAAAACCCGGCGTATCAAGTTTCTCTTGCTCGCACGGGCTGGGAGCCAGTTCCTGCGGAACGTCACCCGTCCTACATGCCCGATGGCGGAAATTACAAAACCATTGAACGCAAGGGTATGATCTTGATGGAGCGCCCGAAAGAGTTGACGGACGAAGCCAAGAGTATTGAGTACAAAAAGGCCAGAAATCAGATTAGGCAGAAAGAGCAGCAGCTTAATTCCGCCCCTGAGGGTCAATTTGGTCGCAACAATAAGGACGCACCGTTGGTCAAGATCAGCAAATCCTATGATGCGATCCCAATTCCGGACTAAATGTAACGGCGGGTCGGCAAAAATGCACCGACCCGCTTTATATTGCAGGGCGCAAAGCCCTAAGTGTATTTTTATATTTGACAGCTTTTAAAATAAGTCTATAGCCTGTCAATTGCCTCCTCCCCGGCGCGAGGGGCTAAACCATTCCCAGCTTAAAATCAGGCTCGGCGCTCTGATGAAAGCCCCTTTAAGAAGGGATTTTCTGTCGTGCCAAACACCTTTGCGCCGAACGGATTTCAGCAGTACCAAGGGACCGGCTCTTCGCCGACCTTCGAGCAGACCCAACTGGCCATTGCCAGCGGTAACACCACCCCCATTTTTTCTGGCGACCCCGTAATTCAGGCCGCAGGTACGACCGGTCTTGGTACCGGCTACATCACGCAGGCCTACGGTCCCGTCACCCTGACTGTCGCTGCCACTGCAATTACCACTAGCTCCGCTGGCGTTTTGACGGTGACTTTCACCGCAGCCACCGCGACGGGCGGTACTTTGCCAACCTCGCCAAATGCTTGGGCTCCTCCGGTTGGCTCGACGCTGATTATCAACGGCTCGACTATGACGTCGGGCAATATGAACGGTGCCTTTACCGTGACGTCGTCCTCAACGACCACGGCTGTTGTTGCTAACTCGGGCGCTACAATCAGTGGGACCTCAACCGCCTCCGGCACTTGCACCATTATCGTGCCTCCCGCTGGCATTTTTGTCGGCTGCCGCTACCTGTCCACCGCAAACAAGTATCCGGTGTGGCGGAACTATTGGCCGGGCTCTGACGCCAACGGCGACGTGACAGCCTACGTCATCACCGACCCGCTTGCTCAGTTCAGCGTCATGACCGGAAATTCCAACACCACGGCTACGGCAGTTGGCTTCTCCAATATTGGTCAAAACATTGGCTTCGCGTACTCCCAATCGGGCGTCACTACCACCAACGGCGTTACGGCAACTGGTCTTTCGACCTTCTTCGCTGATCAGTACAGCCTGATTGCGAACTCGGCGGCTGGCCCTGCGGCCAATGCTTACCTGCCTTTCCGCATTATCGCGCTTCAGAACTACGTTCCCGGCGCTGTTAGCCCTCTCGCTTCCATCAATGGAAACGACAACACCACCGCCTACAATCGGATCATCGTTGGATTTAACAACGCGATGCCCCGTTCGTTCGCTGGCATTTAAGGAGTAGGACCAATGGCTGTTAATCTTTCAGCAATTAAAGACCTTCTCCTGCCGGGCTTGCGCGGCATTGAGGGTAAGTACGAGATGATCCCATCTCAGTACGACAAAATTTTCACCAAGCACGACTCCAAGTTGGCGCTCGAGCGTACTGCTGAAATGCGGTACCTCGGCCTCGCCCAGCTTAAGACCGAAGGTGGCCAGACCTCCTTCGACAACGGCGCGGGTGAGCGTTTTGTGTACAATCAGGAGCACAGCGAAATTGCCCTTGGCTACGCGATTACCCGCAAGGCCATCGACGATAACCTGTACAAGACGCAGTTCCACCCTTCTAACCTGGGCCTTATTGAAAGCTTCCAGCAGACGAAGGAAATTTACGGCGCGTCGATCCTGAACACCGCTCAGACTTACAACAACCAAGTCGGCGGCGACGGCGTGGCGCTTTGCTCCACGGCTCACCCGATTGACGGCGGCACGGTTGCCAACACGCCAACGACGCAAGTTGACCTCAATGAGGCCACACTGCTGAACGGCATGATTGGTGTGCGCACGAACTTTAAGGACCAAGCCGGTCTGAAGGTGTTCGCCCGCGCCAGAAAGCTGATCATTCCGCCTCAGCTTGAGCCTGTCGCCATTCGCCTTACCAAGACCGAACTGCGCCCTGGCACCGCCGACAATGACGTCAACGCCCTGCTGACGACCGCCGGTGGCCTCCCTGAGGGCTACATGGTTGACGACTTCCTCACGTCGTCTTTCGCGTGGTTCCTGCTGACCAACATCGACGGTCTTTCCTACATGGAAAGAATTAAGTTCGAAACAGACATGCAGGTCGATTTTGTGACCGATAATCTGCTGGTCAAGGGTTACGAGCGGTACAGCTTCGGCTACTACAATTGGCGCGCAATCTACGGATCGTTCCCGACCTCTTAAGGAGACAACAGCATGGCGCTTACTTCCTTTTCGGGGCCGCTGGTTGTCTTTGGTCAATCCTCGTTCCCGGCTATTGAGTACAACCCGGACCTTGGTCCTTCCATGTTCTTTGGGGGCGCGGGCATTCTTGACCCGCGCACTTACTGGACTTTTAACACCGGGGAGCCTCAAAACTCCCTGGACTGCCTGTGGCTTGGTTTTGACAACATTAGCACGGTAAACAATGCGCCGTACACGTTGGCAACTGCGGCAATTTCAGCCTCAGCAAACCCGACCAGCGCCAACCTGACCCTTGTTAGCGCGGCGTCTGCGTCGACCGGCGTGGCCATCGTTCCGTCAATTACTCGAGCCGACACTGGCGTCCTTGATACTGGCGTCAACGGCGCGGGCTTTATTGGAATTGACTGCTACGCCTCTTTCACGGCGTCATTTGCCAGCGGCGTCATGACCGTTACTGCAAATTCCAATTTGCAGATTAGCGTGGGCATGACCCTTTTGACCACCGGCGGAACCGTCAGTTCTGGTGCAATTTCTGCCGTGACCATCACTGGCTTCCTCACGGGCACCGGCGGCGCGGGCACTTATCAAACCAGCAGCTCTAATTTGACTGCCACTTCGGGCACCGTAACGGCGGCCATCAATGGTCCTCTTAATTCCCTGGTGCCTTTCGGACAGCCCAATTCGGTATTTTGCTGGAACCCGTCAGCCATGATTGCTCGAGCCGTCAGCATCACCGCTGCCGCCTCCGCGACCTACACCACGGCCACAGTCACCGGCTATGATATCTACGGCTACCCCATGACCGAAAATATTACGGTTACTGCGGGCTCCACCGTAAGCGGCAAGAAGGCATTTAAGTACATCCGCGCTGTTGTCCTCTCAGGCGGCACCGCAGACACGACCCACGCCTACTCTGTCGGCACGACTGACATTTACGGATTTCCAATCCGGTCAGACTACTTCAGCGATGTTTTGGTCAACTACTCGGCTTCCTTGAACCCCGCTGTTATTACCGCCAACACCGGCTACACAGCCGCTGTGCTGACGACCCCTTCTGCAACCACGGGCGACGTTCGCGGGACCTACGCGCTGCAGACTGCGGCCTCCACGGGCGCAAATCGCCTCATGGTTCGCCAATCCCCGCAGGCCTACAATGTCGGCTCTGCATCCGGCCTTTTTGGCCCCACTCAGTACAGCACCTTCTAAGGAGGGATTGAGCCATGAAGCACAAGCATCGCGCCACTGGCGGCGTCAACGAAGCCGAACTCGACCTCCGCGACAAGCCCACGGATCGCACCAATGCGACCGAAATTGCCAAGGAAGCCGAAGAGCGCAAGCACGGCGGCCACGTCAAGCGGCATCCCCGCAAGGCTGGCGGCAAGGCCCTGCATGCCGAAAACAAGGGCGAAGGCTTCGGCCCCCAGGACGAGGGCACTAAGCGCCGTCGCTCCGGTGGCGGAGTAAAGCGCCATGTCGGCGAGGTGCATGGCGAGCACGCTAAGCATCACGGCGGTCGCAAGCCCCGCAAGGCTGGCGGCAAGGTTGGCTCTGACAGCCATCCCTTTACGTCGGCTTATCACGGCGAAGCTCCTAAGGGCCGCAAGCTCGACATGGAAATGGACTAAATCTTGCCTCCCAGCAAGAAAAGTGAACGGGGGCCTTAGCGCCCCCGTTTTGCTATGGTATTATTTCCTGACTGCCCATTGGAGGGACAATCATGCGCCCGGTAACAGTAACGGTTGGCCCCCTAGCTACCGCATCTACAAATAACATTTGCACAACACAAACCCCAACGTCGGCGTTTACTTTGAATGGGACGCTTGTTTCTGGGGGCGTTGCAACGCTGGACACGCCCCGGCGCATTCTCTTCACCACAGCAGCAAATGAAAGCGCAAAAAGCGCCACCCTAATTGGTACCGACTACAATGGTACGCCGGTTACTGAAGTGCTGGCGTTGACCAACATTGGCACCAGCTACACCAACTTGGATTTTAGAACAATTTCATCAATTACTATAAGCGCCGCCGCCGCTGGCGCAATTACCGTGGGCACCAACACCGTGGCGTCGTCCATGTGGGTTCGCTTTGACGAGTACTCTTTGCCGCAGACGTCTATTCAGGCGACAGTTAACGGCACAGTGAATTACACCATTCAACAAACCCTGCAGGACCCAACCAGCCCAACAAATCCGGTTCTTCCGTATCAAGTCAATTGGGTCAACAGCGCCGATCCGGCGGTCGTCAATTCTTCGGCCACGGTGCAAAGTAATTACACCTACGTTCCGGTTTGGGCAAAGGTCACTCTTAATAGCGGCACCGGCTCCGTTTCAACCGTGTTTACCCAATCGGGCAACGCGCCTTATTAATCTGGAGTTACCGTAATGGCTGGTTTATCTGAAGCTGCTCAGTCCCTCCCTGCGGACCCAAGTGCCGGTCAAACGGTTGCTCCACAGCGTTTGCGGGACAATGTTGGTAAGTTAGAAGTTTCCGAAGTCGCGAACTTATTTGAGGCTGACTTTGAGTACGGCACTCAGCCAATGCGCTGGGAGCAATACACCGTAGGCGGCGCGACTATTGTTGCCAATTCCGCCAGCGGCGGCGTAACTATGAGCGTCACCTCAGCATCTGGTGATGTCGCTATTCGCCAAACTCGCCCGTACATTCGCTATCAGCCGGGCAAGACGCTGTACATGGCCAGCGGGCTGCTTTTCGGCCTACCTGCTGTTAATCAGCGTCAGAGGGTTGGATTTTTCGACGACGGCAACGGATTGTTTTTTGAGCAAGCGGACCCCACCGCGACTAACCCCTCTGGCATGTTTGTGGTCTACCGCACGGACGGAACTAGCGCGGGCGTCGTGGACACGCGCATTCCGGCAAACCTTTGGACCGATCCCCAGGGCGTGTTTAGGGGTCAAAATCCAGTCGTTGGGCCCTTTACCGTTAATAACATTCAAATGTGGTGGGCTGAGTACGCGTGGTACGGCGCGGGC